CCCCGAAATTACACCTAATCCGAACAAACTGTGAACCGTCGTACTATTTCTGCGTCCAATCGCAAAGTTCTGTTTCCTTCGGGTAGTAGCCGCACTATCCCCCGATTCACTTTGCCGATAAGGAATAATCCTTTTGGGATTGGTAAAGACATCCCCATTGGAAATAAACCGCGCGACATTGGTGCGTTCGTCTTTTGGGTCGGTGGCGATACCACCAGAAAAGTTATCTAATTTTGTTTCTATTATCGCTGCCATAATTTCACTATGATATTTCTCAAATTGAATGTTGCCCCAGCGTCGTTTGCTGAAGCAGAAATAGTTAATGACTGGGCTGCAGAAGTATCAACGCTTAAATCTGCAACCTGTGTGGTGGAAGTAGGCATAGATAAAGCAGAGGTAACCTGTTGATCATTCGTTGCTCCGTCGGCAAGGATACTTACCGTAAACATCCCAGCTCCCTTTTGCACACCCACAAAAGATGTGGTGGTTCCTAACTCTTGTCCTCCGAATACTCCCCCAATTTCAAAACGAACATTTGGATTAGTGCTAGTGGCGGAAGCCGTGCCATTTATCTCAATAATGTTACTTGTGCCTAACGCATTGGCGGGGACAGTTACGGTTACAAGGTTGGCACTACTGTTTCCTGATATAGTTGTTCCCTTGCCCACACCCAAAATCCGAGTTCCGCACCCTGTACAGGTTCCTGTTATAGATACAGCCCCCGACACCTGCAAGTCCCCGGCGATTTGCGCGTTCCTTTGCGTGGTCGTTGATACCCCGACTCCTAGCGCCCCTATCGTGGCTATTGATGACGAGGCGTGAGAAGAAATCTGAAGCGTGGTTGTGGTTGAATTGCTGGTGGTGGCATTTGCAAGTGAAATTCCATTTACAAAAGTGGTACTGGCACTTGTCCAAACATTGCTTACCGCTAAGTCCAAAGCGGATAGGCAGTTTCCGGTTGGAGCTAAAATACATCCTCTTGCCAGAGAAATTCCATTGGCGAAGGTTGAAGTAGCGGAAGTGCTTTGCACGTCAAGAGTTGCTGTGGTAGAAATCCCCCCGCTAAAACTTGAAGTGGCATTACCTCGTATAGTAGTGGTAGCGCTTAATCCTACGGCTAAATGTCTAGCGTAAATCTCCAAGCCCCACTGGATCGTGGAGGTAGCTGTAGTGGAAGTAGCAGTGAAACGCGCGGGAGTTATTGTGCCTAAAATCTCACTATTTATCGCGCCAAAGTTAGTAGTCAGGATAGTGTCCAAATCAGAAACTCTGGTAGAACCCGTTATGGCGGTCAAAGTAGCCCCCAGTTTGCCGTTCAAAACCTTAATCGGTTCTACATTTTCAAGCGGAACATTGAACGCGGTTAAAATACCCACAAAGGTTATCGCCGCGCTTATAACAATGTTTGCTAAATATCCCATTAATTTTTCGCTTCGTTACTTATAGTCAAGTTATTCTTTGATTCTTTTACTATTGGAATTCCGGGGAAATCAATCGTGCCTGATGCTTCGTCAATGGCTATGTCCATTTCGTCTATGGTGGGATTATCTACTTTGTTTTCATTGGAAATGGATAAATTATTTTTAGACTCGTTGGTCATAATCGTTCCCACTCCGCCCCATGGCAAACGGAAATCTCCCCATGCGCTGTTTACATCCTGCCATCTTGCATTACTCTGTTTGCCCTCGTTCGTAACAGACAAATTATTTTTATTTTCATTGGAAATGGTAATTGGCATAGCTTAAAAATAGTTTATCTCTTTATTTGTCATAATATGTCTTTTGTCTTTTTCTCTTTTGCCAAAGAATTTAAGCATATTGACTATTCCCTCGTCCCATTTCTTTTCAAGCCACGGCACGCGTTCTGGGTTGTATTTCATGTTAAAAGGAATTGAAGCCCAAACCGCTATCAAGTGATGATAGGGAGAAGGAATACCGGGTTCTTGGGAGGTATCGGTAGTGGTAAAAAGGTCTGCGGTGCGCTGAAACCATACTCGCAAGCCCGAAGCAAGAGTTACGGAAGTTGCGGCTGGTGCGGGGTAAAGGATGATAGTATCTCCTACTTTATCGTAGTATTCCGGCATTCCCTTTTTGGGGTCTCCATTACTTTCTTGCCCAAAATACTCATCTGGCGATAACTCCCCCAAATCAAGCGAATCAAGGGGTTTTAATTTACGAAAAACGTCAGGAGAGCTATCAACCAAAACCTCAACCATTTGGATATTTAAGTATTCGGAAGCAAAAGAATATGTTTCTTGTCCCTCAACAAGTGTGCCAGTTCCCCTTGGCAAATCTGTATAATTCGTGTCGTCCCATTGCCAATCCCCGTCAGCTTCAAGAATTTTCCCGATAAGTTTCTCGTAACCAGTATTGGCATTCCTTACTTTGCTCGCGATTGGATATGAAGTAGAGTTCGAGTCGCAAAAATCGTTTATCATTGAAACTATATCTTGGCCGTTTGTTTCTGATGCATCTGTTTTGAACTGCATGTTTTTATTGTTTAGCTAATTCTTTTATCGGCCTGGTCGCCCCTTCGGAAAGGGCAGGAAGTGGAGCTTCTACGCCTTGAAGAGCTGTAAGTTGCCCCAAAGAAGCGGGCGGAAGGCCCGATGCCTCCAAAAGCTGGTTCATTAAATGCTGGGTAGTCGGGTCATTTTTAATTTCAGGAGGCAAAGCCCAGTATTGCCTTAGAATGTTTCCAAGTTTTTCAACAAATCCCGCCATATCTTTTTGTTTTGAACTGACCCTCACCTTCACCTTCATTTTCACATTCTTGAATTCGTCTTTAAGAATCTTTAAGGTCTGCTGGTTTCCATTCTGTACAAGATTTTGTTTTTCTTCTTCTTCATACAAGGCAAGGTCTCCGGGGATTCTTCCTTCCAAAACATCTTCCCATTGTCTTTTTACAGCCCGATTTCTGGGAACTCTCCGCAATATATATTCCATCTGGTCGGAAGAAAGAGTAGAAAGAAATGTCTTGCCTTTGGTAATTTCTCTAACCATATGCGGAACTACCCAATCGTTGATTATTTCCTCAACGAATTTATCAAATTTTCCTGCGGTGCGTTCGTGGGGCTTTGTAGCTTGAGCCACCTTTAACCTCTCTAGTGCAAAAGGAGTCCCCGCAGGAGGGTCTTTACCCTCTAGTGCGTTCGTTAGCCCTGCTAGCCTATTAGCATGAGCCGTCAATTCATCAGCCCTCCTATCGAATAATTGGAAGTTCGGAGGTGTGTTGGGAATTTGCCTGATTCCATAGCGGGATTCCTTATCAATCGTGGTAATTTCCAAGTTCTCCATATCCCGAATTTTGTTGTGATTTGCATAGTTGCCGTCATCCGTGAAGAAGGTAATTTTGGAAGCGGCTTTTAATAAATTATTCTTATGTATCTCGGCAAAGTTGGCCCAAATCTGGGGATCAAGCAATGCCTCCACTCCTCCCCAACCCAACGCTCGGCCATGAACTTTTTTAGGAGCGTGGAACTTCAAAACGCTCTCGGTCTCTTTTGACTTATACAAAGTTATCCCATGCCTTCCCTTCTCATCCGCATAAAACCCAACCACCTGAACTTGGTTTATTAGGTTCTCCATATCATGGCCCTTTAAGTAAGCGGATGGCAGAGTTCCTCTTACCACATAGACCTCTATATTTTTGCCGGTAACTTCGTTTTGTTGTCCTGTTTGATTAGGGTCGTTAGAATCCTTTTGCTTGGAAACTATAGTTATAAGTTCTTCAATCGTTATATCCGCTCCGACTTCTCCCCAGCCGAGCTTAGCTTTTCTTTTAAGGGCTTCGGGCGAGAAGTTGAACTTAAATCCTATCGGGCCGCCTAGGATATCCGTCTGGTCGCAAAACGCTATGGTTTGTAAAGGTAAAACTTCCGGCACAGCTCCTGCGCCCTTTTTTACCAGACATCCTCCAAAGTCCACTTTTTCCTCTATAGAATCGTCAAGAAACTCGTCTAAATTATTCTCTATAGTGAAAACATCATCCCAATACTTCTTAATGAGAAACGAAAGATGCTGTTTTTCCGGGTCTTCGGTTTCAAAGATTATATCCTTAACATCTCGGTCTTCGGCGGCGTAACGAAACTCAAGGATAGGGAGAATTATATTCTGATAGGGTTGTTTAATTCTGGGGTCGTTGGAAGCATTGAGATACTTCCCGAATTTCATGTGAAAACTTAAACTGATGTGTTGCGAAAAATTCCACATCCAATTCTCCCCTAAACTTATTTCTCTAGTTCGGAAGGAAGTTTCTTCGGTTGTGATATATTGGAAAATTGTTTCCGGAAAAACCATACTTTTGTCGTTAGCAAGAGAGCCGAAGCTCCCTCGCAAACATCACAAGTGTTTAACTATTGCTGTCGTTCACATCGTATACCAAAAGCGCGTGGTCCGTAGGTGTGAGATGGCCTAAATCTACGCGGGTATGAAACGCGATACCCGACTGGATGCCTCCTGAAGTTCCCGCGATTCCGGGGAACTTGTGCATCCTTCCGAAAGTTCCTGTCAGAAGTCCGAGTCGTTGAATCTTCCTTACGCCAGCAAAAGCATGGTCAGCGGCATTATCGTTGGAAACGTACCAGTTGATACCGAGGTATTTAACCTGCGGAGCAAGGCCGTTTTTCAACGCTTCGTCTGCTGACGCAAAACCGTTGGCTTGCGCGAAGGCTTCCACGAACTCAAAACTTGCAGGACTTAACACGCATCCGACTCCGTTTCTTGCCATCAAAGAAGCTCCATTTTGTTCCCTGATGACACGTCTTATAAGACGCGCCAGGTCGTCAATGTTGGAAGCTGTTGCGGCAAGAACAGTAGCAACGTTATCAGCCCAAACTCCTCCCGAATTTCCTAGATTTCTCCAGCTTGCGTGCTGGGCCAAAACTTCAATTTCGATTCGCTCTCCAATCCGCTCTCCAGCGCGACCCCAGATTTCTTTTTCAGTTGTCCATGGGGATTGGGCGAGATCACCGAAGTCAAAGTAAGTGGTAACATGATGACCGGTAGAAATCGTAAGGAGATCGGCTACCTCCGCGACATCTGTCGGGTCAAATGAGGTCCCACGAGTAAGAGCAGTTGTGGCCGCCCAATCACCGGCAGTAGAAATAGACTGCGAGGTAATAACACGAGTATTACTCATGGTTACCTTGCACATTTCCTTCCAGTTTTGGGGACGGGCTAGACGCTCCTGCATATCCTTCTCAAAAAGAGTTTCGTAGGTAATTGTATTTCCCATTGTCGTAACCTATTCAGTTGTTAAGAACCAGACGAAACGCTATCGCCGACTATTTAGAATTGTAGAACTTCAAGTTTTCAGAAGACCCTGGCTCATCTTTCGCCAACTTCTCTAGGATTTTGGAGTAAAGCTCCTTAGGAGTATCATCGTGAAACAAAGGGTTCCCGTTTGCGTCCTTAGTAGCTTTGGCAATCCAGTATTCAGGAGTATTTTTAACTCCCGATTCGCCCTGTTCTCCTTTGATGTCGGAGGTGGCTTTCTGGTTTGCCTTGGCGGTTTTCAAACCTTCAAGTTCTTGCTTGAAGATGGAATTGCCGACTATCTCATCAGCTTCCCTCCTGGTCTGCTCTTTCCACTTGTTGAAAAGTTCTACCTCGTCATCCTCGGTAATGCCCGCAACTTGCAGGGCCATTTTATCGAGGCGTTCCAATAGCTTATCGTCTGATTTAACCGGCTTGTCGTCAGCTTTGGATTTCTTTTCAATCGTTTTTATCCAATTTCCTTCGTCATCTTGTTTGAAACCCTCGGCTTCTTTAGCCCTTGCAAATAGCTTCCGGTTAGAATCCAATACATCATTTCTTTCTGAAATAATGGACTGGATTTTCTCTTTGCGAGCATCTTCCTCAAGGACATTAAATTCCTCAAAGAATTTTTCCTCGTTTAAAGGGTTGAGGTTCCCAATTTCTTTTGTCATGTTTTTAAGAGGTCATGGCCTCAAATACACATTTAAGAGTTATGTTTCTCTAATTGCGTTTAAGAGTTATCGCCTCTCTGATTTAATCTGCTAATTAACTGCTTGCACGGTAGCAATACATCTTCCACCAACTACTCGTCCGGTTCCACCTTGGTTGATTGAACCGGCATCTCCAGCTTTGGCGAAAAACACCAGCGAGGAGCTTGCTCCTAAGATATGTACTCCGTTGGCATCCAAAGAAGATGTCGCATTGTGTGAAATCGCTGTTCCTGTCGCTAGTGTTCCGGCAAGTTGAACACTGCCGATAACGTTAGCGGATGTCGCCACCGATAACGCAGGCGCGAAAAAGTTCGGCCTGTTTCCTTCCAACACACCAAGCCATGCTCCTGTTGCGGAAGTGGTAATGTGCGCGGTGAAGTTCAGAAGCGTTGAAGTTGCTCCGATTTGGTTCATGTTAATAACACACAGCGTTGATGAGGCGGTATCTATAGGCGTTACAAGAATACACTCCCTTATTCCGTTTCGTGAGATGCAATCTCCGAAATCCGCTCCGGGAAATGCTCCGAGTTTTGTAACTATTTCTTTTACTATCTGCACTGACGGCTGGCCGGGAAGAACAAGCCCCAGCCCGCCGACAAGCAAAGCGACTCCGGCAAGCAATAATGCTAATTTACTTTTATCCATGTTATTTGCTTTTAACTCGTTTCTTTCCGACCTTTGGTTTGACCTTCTCGGCCTCTTTTTTTTCTAATTTTGCCTCTTCTTGAGCGTCTAATTTGTCTTTAAGAGAGGACATTTCGTATTTTTTTAAGCTCATACTTTTATTTTCTTTTTAGATTTAGATTTGCCTCTATACGACTTTCCTTTAGGCATGTTAGCAAATGATTAAGTTAATAAAACCGACCGCTTTCTGAAGCAGTCGGTTAGTGTCAGGAGGAAGATTCTACAGACCTCCTGAAGCACTAGCTAACTGCTTCAGAACTTGTAGAATCTTTTATTAAATTGTTAAGGACTATAACGGGTCTTTTGTAACCGGAAATACAGCAATACCGACATTGGTTGAGGTAGCTAACGGAATGGAACCAAGTGCAGTTGATTCGGCTAGACTTGTTCCGGGTGTCGGGATATAGAACACAATTCTTGTCCAGCGGGCGGCAATGTCTTTAACGGAAATTCTGGTAGAGGCAGTCAAACTGGTAAAGGTGGCGTCAGCGCCGGTGCTCGTGGCAATGGCGTGTCTTGCGTCTAGAGCGGGAATCCAAGCGAATTCTTTGGCTAATGCCGTTCTGAATGTGGTAGTGGCATTGATTTGAATGTCCTCGGTAAGAGGAAACCATATCTGTTGAGACGCAATGGATGAAGTTGAATGCGAGAACTCAACCGTCCATCTTAAATCAGTCGTGGCAGTAGTGCTGGCAAGCAAAAAGATATTTAAGTCAAGCTGGTCTGTGCCTCCCGTATAAGCGGTAATACTAGTCGTTCCCGTCCCCGGAGTCAGATAATTAAGGGTTGAAGTGCTAACAGCCCCGTCATTGTTTGTCGGCTGCTGAACCGGCACATTCAGCGCGAATGCTCCCACTCCCGCTTTAATCGGTTCTCGAAACCAAACTAAAGCGCCGAGTATTATAATTACTGACAAGATAATTAGATATTTTTTCTTCATTTGGTTATTTGGTTAATTTGGCTTCTCGACCTTTCTAATTATAACACACTTTTATCTTTTATACTAAATTTCCTATGTTAGTTCCTGCCGGACTATCGGGTTGTATCACTTCTAAATCGTGGAAGGTTTTTCGGATTATGGCCTGTGCCAATCTCTCCGCGGCTAGTTCTTGAACTCCTCCGGTAACTGGCTCGTCAATACAGGCGTTTAAGAATAATTTCTTCAGGGCAAAAACCACTTCCTTTTGCTGATTTAATCTTTGCAGGCGGGATTTTTCGTCATTTGTTAAAGGCAGAATCATATAGAGAATACATTACTTCTCGTTTTTGTGTTATGAAACTCATCATAAGCTCTAGCAATCCAATATAATCTTTCTAGTGGATTTTCCATTTTACTATTCACAAACTCAACAAAATTACGTATAGGCAATCCGTATGTTGTTTGAAACTCCACGGCTAATTCGGGATTCGGCATAGTTTTATTATCCCTCCAAACTAACAACGGCTTCTCCAATTCCCATTTTTTCAATACTTCTTTCATAAATCAAAAAGCATTTTAACCTTTTTTAAATGTATCTCCCTCGTAGTAGGGCTTCCCTGTCCAAATAAGTGGTGAGTAGTTATCCCGCTTAAAATCTTATCGGTTTTCTTGTCTCCGTGCTCTACCGAGAGAACGCTTACGGCTTTTGCCCCGCCTGAAATCTTAATTCCTCTTATCGCTTCTTCAATAGTCGCGCCTTCGGCCTGATAAATTCTACCTACGGATTTCAAGGTGGCTTTATATATGAATTTTGTATCAGCCTCTTTTTGGTGCTTTTTACAACAATCTGTTATAACAAAAGCTGTTAGTGATGATTTGCACGCTGGACAATCTATCTTTTTATTTTTACTTCCTTTTTTTCTTGGCATATTATTTAATATAAAATTCGTTTATAAGTTCTAAACAATAATTTTTCTGATATGAACATTTCAAGAACAGATAGTAATCCTGAATCACATAACAGAAACTTTTTGATCCGGTATCGTAGTGTCTTTTCTTCCAAAACAAGCAAGGAATGATTTATTATGGCAACCCAGTCTTTAATTGTGGGAATTCCCCCCTCAAAAGAAATAGGGTGTGCTAAATTTCCATTTTTTATAAGTAGAGTGGGAAAAACTTTTAGCGGGTCTTGTCCTTCCAAATTAAAAACTTTATCTTTATCATCTTCGGGTTTTTCGTAATAAGTGATTTCAATCATTGTGGCAATTTAATCCCCATGATTTTAGCTTCATCATAGGAGATGTAGTTGGTTACTTCTACACCCTGCTTCATTTCTTTCCATGAATAAAGTTTCTCTCTAACCTTTTTCTCTCTTTCCACTTTAGGTCTTGCGTCTAGCTTTGCACAGAGTTCTTTGTGAGATACTTCGCAAGACGGGCAACGGGTAAACTCCTCGGCGACAACTTCTTTTGAACAGCGATAACAAGGATAAGTCATATCATTATAACATTTATTTTAGTTATTTACCAATTTTTCTTATTAAGCCACGGATTTTTATCTACCGGTCTGACCTTTTCCCAGTTATCCATCACGCGGTAATCCTCAAAAAGTTCTGTATTCTTAGGAATATCTTTTAGGGCCGTGTCAGAAACCACATCATAGTTTATTTCTGTTGGGTCGGGACTATGGTTCATAAACATCAGTAAATGGGCATCGTCATTGGGACTACAGAATAATGATCCATTCACTACTGAAGCCCATCTTTCCAATACCAATTCTTTTATTTCGGGGAATAGTTTGGATAAACTGCCAAAAGAGATGTTATAGAACCTTGGAATCATGTTTGGTCTGACATAACAACGTTCTCCTGCCCTAATATCCCGAATGGTAAATACCCCAACACCATGTACCTTTGATACTCCCAATTTACATCTGACCTCGCTATTAAGCTCATTTATCTGTTGGTCTTTGCTTAATTTACTTAACCACTCATTTGGAATCGTTATGTTGGGCATTTTTCAAACTTTCTATAAATCCTATAATTTTTCCCATATCATCCTCACAATAGTGTCCTTCAAAGACCATGTTGCCTGGCTGTCCCTTATCGGTCATCTTCATCACGCACCCCGACACTACGCCAAACCTCATCTTATCACACTCCTTTTCACATAAATCGCAAAAAACTTTAGTTATTTTCATAAAAATCTTTTACTATAACCCGAATTTTTCTTAAAAAACCCACTATTGGCTATATCTGCTTCCTTGTTTTGTTCTTCAATAGTTCCATACTGGGATTTCCAAAGATGTTCCCTATACATTTTGTCATGTTTGACCCTGTCCACTAGCTGTTCGTGCATTTCTTTTAATTCCTCACTTGGCTGGAACTCCTGTTTTGGTCTGACAAATAGTTCAGGTTTTTCTTTCCTCATGCGGTTATAAAGTGCTTCGCCTTTCTTAAAGCGGTCTCCGCAATGAACACAGGACATCATAGCCGACATACTTTCGTGGCGGTGACCAGTATCCAAATAAGTAAGAAGTTGGCGTTTGAAATCAGCTTGCATTTTTTAGGAATTTTCTTTTACACCATCCACAAATAATTCTCTTGTTAAAAGTTCTTTGAATACGATTACATAATTTACATGTCCAGTAACTCATATTGGGTTAAATGCTTGTTTAATCGGCTTTTTGGAATGTTCACAATCTCCCCCGTCCGGGTCCATGCACTCATCAGGGATTTTGACGCTTATGGGATGGTCTATACGGGGTTCGATTGGTTTGTGTTCAGGTTCCATTGTCTTTGACCTAACTCTCTTAAGATTCTTTGCTGTTTATCCATTTTAGAAAACAGGGACATTACTACATAGCGCAGAGCGTCAATACAATCGTCATTTTCTTTTACCGGAAGCTCACTTTTAGAGTCATCATACGCGTAACTTTCAAGTTCAGTTATCAGATTTACGCACCTCTTATTAATAAATAGCCTTTTGCTTAAAAATAACTCCCGTATCATGTTTATCCCTTTCAGAACGCTTCCCTTGCCCTTTTGAACTTCACGCACATTCACTCCTCTTCGTCTTAGTTCTTCTATGCCACCTTGGTTTTCAGGGTCAGGATATACCGCGTTAAAGTTACAGGAAGCTACATACTCGGCTATTTGCGCGTCCACTCTGCCTCTTTTGTACCATTCATCTTCCACATAGAGCTTTTCACCTGTCCAGCGGATTTCCGGTACTGCGGCCGGATGAACATATCCAAAGTCCACACCTGCTAACTTTTCATAATTTCCTACGGGTAATTCTTCATACAAATGCTTTTCTCTGGAAAACTCTGGTATGGCCAGTCCCTGGGTTTTCTGAAAACTGGCTTCATATTCCTGCAAATATCTGTCGCTGGGCAGAGTATCCTTGGCTGTTTGAAGTTCTTCTTGGTCTAGGTGCGGATTATCCCAGCTTGTGAAATGAAACGCCTTAAAATCTTTATCCGTTAATTCTTGATTGCAGAGGTCGTAAAAATGATTGAATCCTTTGGGGGTTGAGATGAAAATTACTTCGCCTTTTCTATCAGTTAGAGTCGGTCTTAAAACTTCCTGCCAGTTCACCCAAAACTCTTTCATGCTGGCCACCTCATCTATCACTATCAGATCAAACGCTTGTCCTCTTAGAGTCTCTACCGATTCCCAGCTTCTTACCAAAAGAAGTCCATCACCCCCATCAATAGTCCTCAAAGTTATTTCTAAACGCGCCTCATTGATTTTGGGATTGGTTCCCCTAACTATCTTTAATAAACTTTCCCAAAGGATATCTCGACTTTGTTGAAAGGTTGGGCTTAAATATAAAACCCTTACACCATCTTTAGCTATTACCTTACCCAATAACTCATAGATTGCTAATGTAGTTTTACCCCACCTGCGCCCGCACCTTAATACTCGGAACCGATGTATATCTTTGACTACTATTTTTTGTGTTGGGTGTAGCTCCATGCCTCTTGGAAATTTTGATACATTTATTAAGAAACTCTTCAGGACTATGATTATTTTTCGCTATGTTACAAAACCGGCATGAAGGAACTACATTATTTTTCTCATATCCTCTTGAGTTATCTATTCTATCCAATCCCATGCGTTCTGTATCACCGCAGTAATAACATTTTCCCTCTTTAATAATTTCCTTAAATTCTTCAAAAGTAATATCAAAATGTCGTTTATTTCTTTCGCTATTCCATTTATAAAATCGGTATCTTTGTTTATCCGAATTTCTTTGTGCCCATTTTTGAAATTCTAAATTACAACAGTTTCTGCAATTCGTTTGCCATCCCCTATTTAACCTTCTAAAACAGCCGATTGATAATACTAAACCGCATTTTCCACATTGTTTTTCTTGTTTATCTTCTGACTTTCTCCAGTAACAGTCATACGAGCAATAAGTAGCTTTATCCTGACGATATGGCCTAACGATAAACGCCTTGTTGCACTTCTTGCATTGTTTTAACGCCATTTTGTAAATTGTTTTTATCTATTATCTCGGAAGGCAATATAATTATCAATTGTTTATTCCCTTCGGCATTTTCTTTGTCGTTCATTTTAAGGATTTCAGCCCCTAACCTCATTTCTCCTAATCTATTTTGGGGTTTCTTTTCAATATCTTCCACTAAAGCTCCAGTAATAAGCCCCGGGGTTAAGCCCATTTTTGAATATACCTCTTGAAATCCTTTACTCCCTGTGAGTATTTTTGGATTTTTAGCAGTTGCCGGAGAATACCTTTTTCCACTTACAGTTACCGTTTCTCTCATAGCCCTGCTAACACTTACTTTTCCAAGGTTTTTTCTCGTATGCTCCAAGGTATTTATTGTTGCTTCTTGAAGTTCGGTCGCCATATTTATTTACTCTTTCGTGGTTTTCTACTAAATCCTCCCGTTGCGTAGTAAGTCCGCACCTGTTTTGCGGTATATTTCTTTCCGCTTGAGCTTTTATATCCTCCTTTTACTTTTTTGAAGGGCATAGTTTTATCGTCTCCACGGCCAAAACCTTTTTACTTCTTTTACGGGGACTTTCACAGGTTCTTTTCGGGCTTCTTGTGGGGACAATAGGCGGGTATTTATTTCTATTTGTTTTTGGCGGGCTTCTTCTAATACTTTTACCCTCCTTTCTATTGCCAGCCGCTCAAGTGTTTCACTTATCGCGGCTTTTTCTAATTCCTCAATCGCCTCTTTAATGACAATAAACTGCATTTGGGAGGCAGATTCTTTGTCTAGGTTGGGATTGATTTCACGCATAGAGATACTTTAGTCCCTTAATTATACCATAATCTTAAAGGTCAAGCAAAAAGTTATCCACCTTTCTCAATCTTCCCCGTAGCCCAAACCACCAAAGCAACCGCAATACCAGCGATAATTGAAACTTCTAAAAGGTTAAAGCCTATCATTTTGTTATGGCCGGTTCATCAAATGGGTCCTTAATAAATCATAAATACACCACATTTCGCAGACCCCACATCCTTGTCCAAGAGCAGAACAGCGTCTGCCATAATTTGTGGCAATAAACTTCTTAACTATTTTTAGAAAGACATTATTCTCTTGCTCGATTTCTTTCCAAGAATTGTAATCTTTAGCTTTTTTCATTCCTTTATCCCTTCTTTAAGATTTAAAAACTTTTCTCTGATTCTATGGGGCATATCCACTAATTCCCCAAGTATCATCGCCAAAAGTCCCACCGCTAACAATTCGTATTCCCACAGATATAACCCCAAAAAGAAAGCCGTTAAGCCCATTGCAGTAAAAATTGCACCTATAATTTTGACAAAAGTTTTCATTTTATTTCTTTAAGATAATCAATATATCTTATCATTTTCTGGTAACTTTTTAGCTTCTTCCTCAAACCACTTGTCGTTTCTAGTCAAGCTCCACATAATTATTGCTGTCATAAAAATTGTCCATATAACTTTGCCCAGAAAACTTTCTGTATATAGTCCCAATAGCCAAACTGACATTCCCAATATCCAAGTTCCTGTAAAACTTCTAGTATTAAATCTTATCCAAGCATGATAGAATAGTTTTTTCATTTTACTTCTTCAAGATAATCAACAACTTTTTGGAGAGCTTCTATGTAGCCATTTTTCTTTCCGCGGGTGTATTCGTCCTCTGTAACTCTCCAGGGCTTAAAAGTTTAATCATTCCTTCCACTTCCGCAATCAATTTCTCTATAAGCTGGTTTTGGGAGGAGCGACAAAACGCCTTTGCACTAGTTCTCATATCACCAAAGCTCCAGATATCAGATTCTGTAAAATCAAATTCATCCCAGTAACTTTCTATTTGTTTCTCATTCTCTTCAATTATTTGTGATTTTTTCATATTTTATTTATTCTTCTTGGAGATTAAATATCATCTCCATTAAACCAACTAAACAATTTGCCAACTATTTTGAACGGGGCTTTGACAACTTCAACCACAACTTCTCCTGCGGCTTCAACGACTTCTTTTGGGGTTTCTTTGTCCATATCTTTTAATTAGTTTATAAGACCCTCTATGGGACTCAAAGGCACTCTGGGGGGTTATAAAAAATCTCGATATTTTACTTTTGTTATTATTCTCTCGCCCCGCCTCGTAAGCAACTCAACTTTCGGGCGGGCGACAATTCCTTCGGCAATAAAATCTCCCCACCGGCTCTTAAATCCTTTCTTGGTCATTACAATCGCTTCTTCACACGTTCCA